ATGGCATTGGCATGGCGGAGAAAGGGCATGTCCATACTGGCCATGCTGACGGGATTGATATTGGCGCTGGCAATGGTGCTGGGTATGGCCGGCGAAGCCTATGCGGCGTCGCTGAGACCCTCCGAGCAGAATCTGCATATCCGGTTTACACACGGCATTTCACTGCCTTTGGGAGTAATAGGGCTGGATACCTCGAATAACCATTACTACTGCATGGAAGCAGGGCCCATCACCGACTACACGGTCGGCCCGGTGCGATTGCTGAAAGACGACCAGAATGCACGCCGCATGGCCTGGATTCTTGAGCAGTACCGAAAAGCTGGCGCGCGGGATCATGCGGCCGTGGCGGTGATTATCCAGGATCATTTCGGCATCGGCACTCAGTGGGCGCAGCAGCGGGAGAGCGTCCGGCAGCAGCACCCGGATATCATTCCGCGTGCGGAACAGATATGGCAGGAATCGGAAAACAAAGTGGCCGCGGACGTTGTTGTGGAACGCATCGATGCCGTGGCGCTGCGCAGCGGATCCGTGGCGGTGAGTGTGAAGGGATACAACGGTGAGCTTGTGGAAGGTGTTCCATTCACGGTAACGCTTGAGGGGCCGGCGCATTTTGTGAGTACCGGAAAAGCTACGTTCTCAGGTGTATCCACCGCTACCGTGCAGCACCTTGCATGGGAAGCAGATGGTCACGGCGAAGTAACGGCAAAAACCACCTACGAGTACGGGCGCTTGCGCACTATGGACGGCATTCAGCAGCTCCTGGGCCTTGATTCGTTCGTCTCGACGGGCGGTTCGGCAACGACATTTACGGTGCGCAAGGACTTTGCTCCTATGGTGAGTACCACGGTCTCGGACAAAGTGGTCGATGCCGGTTCCCCAATATTCGATGATGTGACCAGTGGCGTGGCCGACTCCAGCAGTCACTGGGTGCCAGACCTCGCCTTGCAAGCCGAAGGGTACTACTTTGATGGTCTGACTGCCGATGATTTGGGCTTGGTCATCGAACCGCGCTCGCAGGAAAGCGCCGATGGTTTTCTGGCGAGGATCAAGCAAGCCGGGTATCGTCCATCGGCATACGGCCAGACTTCGTTCACCGGTTCGGGACAAACTGTGCGCGTGCAAGCCATGACCGAGCCTGGTGGCAGTACGCCATATCTGGCAGGTGAGGCGGATCGGGCCGATGGCGGTGGAACCGGTACGGGCAGTTTCGGCACGTGGGTGTGGGTGTTCCGTCGTGCTTCGCAAAGCGATGAGGCCAAGCAGTATCTTGTTCGGGACTGGTCCAGCACGTTCCTTGAAGCTGCGGAAAGCAATGTGAATCGTCGCAAGGTCGCGGTCGAGTCAACGGTGACCGAGCATTCCGCTCATGTGGGTTCTGAATTGAGCGACACCATAACCGTGTCCGGCTTCCCGAGCGACCATGGGTCGTTCGCCGGCAATGAGGAGTATGGATTCGGCGCTGACCGCCCGCATGCCACCGTGAGTGTGTGGTGGTCCGGCGATGCGGATGATGCCGTCAATGACGAGGCATATAAACCGACTGGCGCCGAAGTGCCGGCTGAGGATGAGCATCACCGCTTGGTGGGATCTTGGGAGATTCCGGCGCACAACGGAACGTTCAAGTTCGGTGCGGGATCGTTGGACGCGCATGGCGAGCCGGTGCACATCGTTGCCGATCAGCATGGCTGGTATGTGTTCGTCTGGGAATTTGCGGGCGATGACCGTGTGATGCCGGCAGCGAGTAGATACGACGATGCATGGGAGCGGACGCGTGTGTTTGAGCCGGGGGAGCCGGAAGAACCGGAAGAACCGGTGGAATCTGAGGAGCAGCTGCCTCATACTGGAATCAGCATGGTCATGCCAAGCGCAGTGGCGGTTGCGTTCCTTTCCGTTGGCTGTACGATGCTTGCCATAGTCAAGCGCCGCAGGCGGTGAGACGGCATAACGCAGAAGGTCGGAACCCAATAGGATTCCGACCTTCTGAATGTGGTAGCGGGGCATGGATTTGAACCGTGGACNNGTCCACGGTTCAAATCCATGGGGCTTCCGAGCTTATCCAAGCTCAGTTTAGCCGCGTGAAGATCAGGATGCCCATGATGGATCATGAGAAACAAAATCAGCGCACCGGTCCCATGGCGCAAAAGCATCGAAGGGTGGACTGACACCCTTAGGGCGGCCGGCCTATCAGCACAGACAATCAAAAGCCGACGATACAAGATGGTCCATCTATCAAAGCTGCTCATGCCATCAGGCCCCAAAGACGTGACCACGGAGCAGATCGTGCAGGCGTTCGCACGGCAGCAATGGAAACCGGAGACGCGCAAAGCATACAGGAACACCATATCGTCGTTCTTCCGATGGCTGCATAAAAGCGGCAGACGGTCGGATGATCCGAGTCTGGACGTGCCCAGGGTGAAGAAGCCGCACGCGCACCCCCGGCCATGCCCGGACCGTTACATCGCTGTGGCGATGGGGATGGCCACGGCGGCGGAAAAACTTATGATCCGGCTCGGTGCCGAGTGCGGGCTGAGGCGCGGGGAGATCGCCCGCGTTCACAGCGATGACGTGGTGTCCGACAGCGCCGGCCATTCGCTTATCGTGCGCGGCAAAGGCGACAAGCAACGTATCGTGCCGTTGCCGGATGACCTGGCGAACATCGTCATGGAGACGCAAGGGTATCTGTTCCCCGGTCGGTTCGGCGGCCATGTGGAAGAGTCCTATATCGGGGACCACATCAGCCGCCTGCTGCCGGATGGGTACGCCGCGCACACGCTGCGTCACCGGTTCGCTACCACGGCATACGCCACCACGCACGACCTGTTCGTGGTTGCTGAACTGCTCGGCCATGAATCGGTGGAGACCACGGAGCATTACGTTGCGATGCCGGACGGCCGTCTGAGGGAAGCCACGGCGGCCGTCCGGCTTGCAGGCTAATCCTCGGCTTTGATCGTGATGTGCAGGCTGTCGAGTTTGTCGGCAACGGCTTTCTTGACAGCTTCCGCGATCTGGCCCGGGTCCGCGCCGAGGCTCTTTGACAGCGTTTCAATGGCAGCGGCTTGAGCATTGATGGTGGCGTTCATGGCGGCCATCGTGGTGTCGGTGATTTCCTGGGCGCGCGTCATCCACGGGCCCTTGCTGCTGGTCTCATGCATTGGCACGCCCGCAGCCTTGAGGATCTCAAGTTGGTCGGGCACGCCGATGTATTTGCATCCGGTCAGAATGTTCCAGTAGTACACCTTTCCGTCGTCGGTGTTTTTGAAAAGCATTTCCGCCATGTTTTCTTTCCTTTCCTGATTGGTTGTTTTGCCATTGAGTATGGCGTTGGCTTTATCGATGACCTGCTGAAACGGCAGGCCATTGGGCGCGAGGTCCGGACAGCCCGCGTGATCGGTGCCGGGTATCTCCCTGTGCAGCCAGACGTTGCCCTTCAGTCCGTCGTGCCACAGTTTTTTCCACCCATACCGCCGCGCGATGTCAGCGCAGAGTCGGGCGCTTGCGTCGATGCACGCCTGCGTGCAGACCGCGCCATGGGCCATGCCGCCTTCGTGCTCGATGGAGATGGTCGAATTGTTCGACATATAGTTCGCATCGGAATAGCTGCCGTTCGCCTCCGAGACGTATTGGTGGATCTCGCCTGTTGCGCCGATGCCATAATGAGCCGAGGCTTGGCTCGACTGGTTAGCGAATGTGGAATCGGTGCCGGCGAGGTATCCAACCATGATGTGCAGGGTGATGTGCGTGATAGCGTAGCCGTGCCGTCCCTTGTAGTGATTCGGGCTGCCTTTCCAGATCACACCGTCCATTATTCCTCCTCACCTGTCTTGTTGCTTCTGAACAGTGTGAGCAGTCGGCTGTTCTTCAATTCCGGGTTGATTTCTCCAAGGTTCTCCAGCACTGATGAGACTTCAGCGATCGTGATGTAGATGGCCGCCGGCGCGACGATTGGCATGCTGAACCCGAGGTCGATGGACTGCTGGGCTCGTTCGATGATCTCGGCGAGGAACATCACGATCACGAACGAGACCTTGTGGTAAAGCCCGTTGCGCATTTTCTCGCTACTGATGTCGTGCTGCATGGCGGCCTTGATGAGACCTGTCAGATAGTCCATGACGATCATGATGCTGACCATGACCAGTGCGGTCGTTTCGGTTTTATCCATGTCTGATCCTTTCTCTCAGATGCTGGTGCCGCCGGTGGCGGTAACGGTCACGTTGGATGGGATCGGCACAACATAGCTGCCCAGTGGACGCACCACGTCACCGCTTGACAATTCCGGCCCGACCTCGATGCTTCCATTCTTGGTCAGTGTCAGTTCGACGCCGCGCTCCGCGTAGTTCTCAAATTCGGCCTGTCCCAAGGAGATGTCCGCCGACAGTGTGAACACGCCGGATTTCGGAACATAGACGCCGAATTGCTTGACGTGCACGCTGGACTTGAACGATGCCAGTTTTACGACGAGCAGGCGCTGGGTTGGATTCCAAAGCAGTTCATTAGCTCCACCGTATGGGATTGGTCTGAAAGAACCTTCGTTCTCGAACTTGAATGTGATTTTTTGCCAGATTCCCGAGTTCTTCTCCCATGACGACCCCGTGTATGTGTATGCGCCATTGGCCGACTGTGTTGAGTCGGCGGTGACATAGCCGGTCTGGCCGACGACGCCCGTTCGCGTGGCGAGCGTGGCGAGGGTGGTGGCGATGACGGGTTTGACGCCTTCGGGCGTGGTCCTCCGGTCCACCTGGTCAAGTGCCTGCTCGAACGTGTCGGCCATGCTTTTGAACGAGTCCGGCGCGGATGACACGAGGTCCGAGCCTTCGGGATATGAGAGCCCGTAGATGGTTGTTGTTGCTGTCATTGTGTTCCTTCCTTTTCGTCGATGGTTGAAGTGTCTATGATCTGGATCATCGAGAGGTCGCAGATGTGCAGGTCGAGCTGTTGCCAGCTGAGGGTGGATGGCAGGTCGGCCCATGTGATTCGTTTCGTCAGGAGCGGTCGGAGCGCGGTGAGCGTCGCTTCCTGGGTGAGCGTGGGCTTGCCCGCGCGCCACCTGTATGAGAGCGTCCCGCCGATGGTCGTGATGGGGCCGGTGAAGGACGGTCGGCCATCTGAGCCGGTCAGGGCCGACGCCTTGGCCTTGACGATGATGAACGGGCCGGATGGGCTTGCCTTGTACAGCCATGGCAGGCGTGCCGGGTCGATTCGCGTGCTGTTGAACGTCACGGTTTCCGGGACCATGCGCAGGTCGTGCGATTCGAGCCATTGCGCGACGTTGGCGCGGTCCGTGTCGCTGACGTTCGAGGTGCCGCCGCTGTTCCATACGCCGCCCGAGTCGTCCACGGCGAGCATGTCGGAATCGAGGGTGAGGCTCTTCTGCATGGCGGTCAATTGTGGTGGCAGACGGTTCTGGTCTCCCATCGTGATCTCCACGTCGTCGAAAGAGAGCTTGCCGTTGTCCGATTTGACGCGTTTCGCGTTGATGACGACCTGCGTCAAAGGTTCGGTGATGCTCAGATCCGTCGATGCTTCGATGTCGGGCGCCGAGAGTGCGTGTCGTGTCTCTCCGTCGGTGAGGACGTTGAGCCGGCCGTCGGTTGACAGGTGCACGGCGATCGGGTCGGCGAGGCACAGCGGCCTGAGGGTTGATGCCGCGCCTTCGTAGACCTCATGCCATTGCGGGAGTCGTGGCCCTGCGGTGAGCCGGTGCAGCAGGTCGAGCTGCGATGGGTGGTCGGATGGCGTGCATGGTGCGACGCTTGATGGCAGGGCGAGCCCGTCGAGTTGGGCTTCCGGCGCTCCCTGCGCCGAGGCCCTGCGGTTCATCTCCTTGAGGCGTGCGGACGGCGTGCCTATCCAGTGCGCGCCGTCCCATTTCGCTGCCGGGTCGGTCGGTCCCTGGGATTGCAGGCGCTTCCATACGGCCATCCTCGATGTGGCGGAGAGTTTGAGCAGCCACCCGCCGTCGCTGGCCGGTTCGATGCTGCCGCCGGTGGAGACGGTGCCGGCGAACATTGTTTCGGCGGGCGAGTCGGTGGATTCCGGCGAGTCGGGGGAGTAGGCGCGGTGCAGCGAGTCGATCGGGATGCGCAGATCTTTCCAGCCGCCCATCGACGGCTGAAGGTCTTGCCATCTGGGTTGATCGGAGAACTGCACGATCACTTTCATGCCGGCCAATGTCAATGCCTGGCCTGCGAGCCGTCCGGTCCGGTCGCGCAGGGCGAACGACATCACGGCGGGTTCGGGCTGTTCGTCGATGCCGTCGCTGCCCCACCGGATAGTGAAAGAGTCGAGGGCGGCGACGTCCTTGGTGGAATCGTTCACCGGCGTCCAGCCGCTGCCGGTGTCGGTGTCGATGAACATGAAGCACTGCTGCATCATGACCTCCTTGCGTCGTAGTCGGACAGGAGCCGTCTGATGGCCTTGGCGGTGCCGTCCTTGTCGATGACCTCGCCGTTGATCTCCACGTTCCAGGTGTTGACCACGGCTGGCGTGGCCGTGTTGCCCTGGGCGGAGAGATTGAGGGGCAGGGCCGCGAGTCTGCGGTTAGCGCGGCCGATGGCGGTTTCCACGTTGCTGTCGAACCCGTTGTTGAGGCCCTGCGCGAAACCGGTCATGATGGCCTTGCCGTGCGGGATCAGAAGCCGTCGGTCGTAGCTGATCGGGCCCTTGTGCGCGCTGATCCAGTCGCCGATGCCGCCGATCCAGCCGGTCACTTTGTCCCAAGCGCTCTTAAGGCCGTTCAGGAAACCGTCGATGATGCTCTTTCCCGCGTTGGTCAGGATGCTGCCGGCGTTGGAGAAGAACCCGGCTATGGTGCCCGGCAGTCCACGGAACCAGCCGACCACGCCGTTCCACGCGTTCCTGGCACCGTTCGCCGCCGAGCTGAAGATGCCGCCGATGGTGGAGCCGAGACCGGAGAAGAAGCCGATGATGCCCTGCACGCAGCCGGACAGGAAACCCGTGAAGCTCGACCACACGGCCTTGCCGGTGTTGGTGCAGGCGAAGAAGTAGGTGAGTCCGGCCACGAGCGCGGCGATGAGCGTGATGACCAGCATGATCGGGTTCGCGGCCATGACCGCGTTGAGCAGCGCCTGTGCGGCCGCGGCCAGCTGCATGGCCGTGGTCACGGCGGTGACGACTGCGACGGCCCCACCGACCGCGGCCACGAGAGGGGTCACAAGATCCAGATTCTGACTGATCCAGTCGCCGGCGGTCTTCAGCCAGCCGCCGACCGTCTGCGCGGCCGTGGCGACGGTGTTGAGCACGTTGCCGAACGCGGTTCCCGCCGGCTGCCCTCCGGTCATCGCGTTCACGACCGCCATGATGCCGGTCCACAATGATTGCAGGCCGCCGCCGACCGACTGCGCGGCCGTCTGCAATGCGGTGAACGCTCCGGTGTCCTTGACCTGGCCGAAGAACGTCTGCAATCCCTGCACGCCGTTGGTGGCCAGGCTGGTCACGGCGTCGGCGGCCGCGTTGATGCCGCCGGTGACGGCCGGCTTGAACAGGTTGAACGCGTCGGTCAGGCCGCCGGTGACGGCTGCTTCGAGGTTTCCCATGGCTCCCTCGATGGTGCTGGTCGATGTCGCGGCCTGTTTCGCCACGTCGGTCATGCCGAGGTCCATGAGCGCCTTGTTGAACTCGTCTGCGGTGATCTCGCCCTTGGACATGGCGTCGCGGAAGTTGCCCGTGTACGCGCCGTTCTTCAGCAGCGCCTCCTGGAGTTTGCCGGACGCGCCCGGGATGGCGTCGGCCAGCTGGTTCCAGTTCTCGGTGGTGAGCTTGCCCGCGCCGGCGGTCTGGGTGAGCACCATCGCGACGCTTTTGAAACTGTCGGCGTTGCCGCCGGCCACCGCGTTGAGGTTGCCGGCCGCCTCGGTCAGTTCCATGTAGTTGCCGATGCCGTTTGCGGCCAGCTGCGCGGTGGTGTTCTGGATGTCATCGAGCCCGTACACGGTGTCGTCGGCGTATTTGCGTGTTTCCTTCGCGGCTGCCTGCACGGCTGTGGTGTCGATGCCGGCGAAGCTCATGGTGTTCATGAACTTGTCGGTGCTGTCCGACATGTTCACCACATCGCCGGCGAAGCCCTTGACGGTGTCCCACAGCGCGGTCACGCCCTTGACGGCCAATCCGCCGATGGCGCTGCCGAAAGCGGCCGCCTTCGTGGTGGTCTTCTCGAACGCCTTGACGGCATCATCGGCGTTGCCGGTGATGCGCACGCTCATGATCGCGCTGTGCGCCATGGCTCACTCCTCCCGTGATTCGGCTTCCTTGAGCAGTTCGGCCAGTCCGGTGCCCCAATCCAATTCGTCGGCTTCGTTCCTCCACTGCCATGGCGTGCCGCCGAAACGGCTTGCCAGGAGGAACGAGAGACGGCCGAGCGAGTCTTGGGGCCACGCGGCTAGTCCGTAGGGTTTCCTTCTTCCGGCTCCTCCTTCGGTGCCGCGAGGTCGAAGGAAGCCACGGTGTCCAGCCAATGCTCGAAATCAGGCATGCTGCGGCCGGTCATGCGCAGGGCCGCGTAGGCCGCGTACGCGCCGGAACGGACGGGGGACTGGGTGATGGTTCCCCAGCCCTCGTCGATGGCGTGCGCCTCGGCCTTGCATGTCGCGCGCATTGTGATCGGCACGGTCTCGCTGGTCCCGTCCGTGTAGGTGATTCTTGTGGTTGCCATTATTTTCCTTTCACTTGCTTCAATGTCTTGTCGATGAAGTCCTTGTAGACCTTTTGCCATTGGCTCTCGGTGGAGGCGACGCCGTTGTTGACGAAGAGACGTGGTTTTATGCGGCGGGCTGGCCACCCGTAGTTGATTGGTCCTGCGTAGGGCACGGCCTTGCGGCCGGCGCGGATGACGCCGGCGCGTTTCGTCGCTCCGACACGCAGGCTTCCGGCCAGCCGGTCGGTTGTGCCTCGTGGGGCGAGGTTGCGGACGGCGGGCAGTGCGATCTGCGCTGCCTCGCGGTTCACTTCCTTCAGGTCGTCCATGTCCGCGCCGGCCTTGCGCATCGTCTGAATGAAGCGTTTCTGGCCGACGACCATCAATGCCTTGCCGGCCATCACATACCCGAGTAGGCCGTGTGGGCGACGTTCGTGACGGCGAAGCTCAGATCGTTCGTGTTCTTCGATTTGACATCGCCGCCGATGGCGATTGGCGCGATGGTGACGTTGAAGGTCCACTGGATTTTGCCGTTCTTGTTCGGGACGAACTGGGCCGGCAGCGTCTCGCCCTTGTGGTCGAAGAGCCAGACGGCCATACCGTCCTCGCTGAAGTCGTCGCCCACGGTGCCCTCGAACGTCCATGTGGTCGTGGTGTTCGTCTCCTCTGATCCGTCGAGGTAGGTGGTCGGGTCGTCGCTGCTGTTCGACGGGTTCAGCTGCGCCTTGATCAGGTCGGCGCTGAAGTCCTTGCTGTTTTCGGTGTCGGTGATTTTGAAGATGCCTGGTCCGAGCGTGCGGATCTTGGTTGCCATGATTTATTCCTCCTGTATGTCCAAAGGGTTGAGTGTGATCTGGTAGCTCGCCAGCGTGCCCGCACCCGCAAGGGAAAACGTGACGGGTCGCGCTGTGGCGATGTTCAGGCCGGCTTCGGCCAAAAGGCCGATGGCCTTGGTGATGGGGTCGAACGCGCCGGCCTGCGTCGCGGGCGTGCCGGCCAAGAGGTCGAGACGCCATGTGCATTCGGGTTTGTCGCCCCACACGGGGTAGTCGATGTCAGGGGGCTCGATGAACACGGCCACCATGCCAGGCAGCGGCCGGGCCTTGGCCACGTCGCCGGTGACGAACGACCCGAACTCGCCCAGCGCGGCCTCCACCATGCCGGCAAGCTCCTGGCGTTCCGTGGCTATCCGGTCGCTCATGCGATCACCACGCTCCCTGTGAGCACGCCGGCGGCGTTGAGCTTCGGCCATACGCTGCGCAACGGGTCGGTGCTGACCCGGAACGGCTCCAAAGTGCCGTCGCCCACGCTCATGACGCCAAGTCTGGCGTCGCGGCTGTTGTAGAGGTCGGCGGCGCAGGAGGTCACGCAGTCCGTCATGACCTCCTGTCCCACTGTTTGGCCTCCCAACGCGCCGTTGACGTAGCCGATGGCCGCTTGAATGGCGCGGCGCACGCGCTCGTCGTCGCCGGATGGCACGTTGATTTCGTCCCTCACCGGCTGCTCGTAGGCCGTCCAGTCGTCGGCCATGTCACTTGCTTTCCGACGTTGCGGCGAACTTGACGGGGATGAGTCCGAGCGGGTGCGTGGCCGCCACGGCCATGTAGCCGTAGACCGAATAGTTTTCGGTGAGTTTGGTCGGGTCGCCGTCGGAGAGTTGGGTCGGGCCGCCCGACTCCCACACGGTCACGGCCTCCGGGTCGATGAAGCAAGCGGTGCCGGTCGGGGCCTTGGGCAGCATCTGCACCGGCACGCGAAGGAACTTGCCCGCGATGCCCGTAAGGTCGAAGTCGCCCAACGTGTCGCTGCCGTCTCCGCTGAGGTCGAAGAAGCGGCTGCCGGTGTCCTTGAGCTTGATCAGTGCGGCCATGACGTCCTTGGATACGCCCAGGCGGGTCAGGCTCACGTTGCGGTCGTCGGCCAGTTCGGCGGCGTCCATGATCAGCCCGGCCCACTGGTCGATGGTCATGGCCGTGAGCGCGGCGGGCGCGTCGATCTTGTTCGCGTTCTGCGCCGCGTCGCGCTGCGAGGCGATGGTGTCGTAAAGATACTTGCGCACGGCGTTTTCTGTGGCCTTGGCGTATGCGTTGCGCAAAGCCGCAAGCGCGGTGTTGAGCATGGGCGTGGTGCTGCGCTCGATGGTCTGGCGGCTCAGGGTCGTGTAGCCGCCGTAGGTGCTGATGCCCGCGCTCTTCGTGCCGAACGTGACCTTGCCGAACTGGAGGTCGCCGCCCTCCGTCGCCTGCTGGGCCACCGCTGTAGTGTCGGTCGCGACCACGTTGTATTCCATCGTCATGCCCTTGTCGGGGAGGGTGTCGTGGGTCAGGATGTTCGTGACCTTGCGGCGCTGCTCGATCAGGCGCAGATCATCCCTAATCCATGCGACCTTGTTGCCGGTGTCGCCGGTGGCGATCAGGTCGCGGCATTCGTGCATCAGCTGCACGGCCTCCGGGTCGCCACGGTAGAGCGCTTGGAGGTAGTCGCCCGCCGTCCGGTACTCGCTTCCCATGATCTTGGACGGCTCATGGTTGCCCGTCTTGGCGATTGCGGCCTTGAGACTGCGCTGCTCGTCCATGATGCCGTTCAGCTTCTCGGCGATTTCGTCATTGTCCATGCTGATTCCTTTCTGGTTTCCGGTTTCGGACACTTTTTCGTGGGTTCCGTCGGCGGCGCGCTGCGAAGTGATCTTCGCGGCCTCGTAGGCGGGCCACGACACCACGGACACCTCCAAAAGGCGCACGCGCCTGCGGTGGGTGACGCCCTGCTTGTCGGTCTCGTCCTCGATGGGCACGAAGCCGACGCTGAGCGAGTCCAAAGCGCCGTCGCGCAACAGGGCCACCACGTCCCGGCCGCGCTGCGTGTCGCTGATATGCGCCGTGATGTGCAGGCCGTCTGTCTGCGGTTCCGCGTTTGTGATGCGGCCGATAAGCTCCCCGTGCTGGTAGCAGAGCTTGGCCGATTCCGATTCCTCGAAGACGCAATCGGGGTCGAACGTCTCGGCCCCGTCCCATGTGCTGATAATGCTGTCGTAGGGTACGGCCACGCCCTCCAACGTGCGGCCATCGCCCTCCTCGGCGGCTCTCAGGCACACGCCCCGTAATCCGATTTCATGCTTCATTCTGAGCCTCCTATGTCTGTTCCGGTTGCGGTGCCGGGATAAGCGGTGGCAGCGCCTCCCTTGCGCGCACCTCGTTGACGTCCATCCATCCGGCCTCTATCGCCGTCTTGTAGGCGTTGAACCGATCGGCCATGTCGGCGCGGCGGCTGCTGTCCCAGTCGAACGCGGCCGTGCGGCCCCTCGGCAACAACCGGTTGAACAGCTCTTCTATCTCGCCCGCATAAGCCGCCAACGTGTAATCGGCAAACTCAATCCACGACTGTTCGATGTTGCTGTAGGTGAGATTGCTACCGTCAACGGCCGCAAGCATGATGCTGGCCGGGATGCCGAGCAGCCGGGCTATCTGCGTGGTATCGAATTTCTGCGTTTCGAGAAACTGCAAGTCGGCCGGTTTCATGTCCAGCGGCACGTATTTGAGTTTCGAGCCGAGCACCTTCACGTCGCCGGCCTCGCCCGTGGCCTTCCACGCCTCCTTGGCGTCCCTGGCAATCTGGGGGGTCACCTTGTCTTCGGTCTGCAAATAGCCCTTGAGGTTGCTGCCGTCGCTGTAGAACTTGGCCTTGTAGGTTCGGGCCATCTGCGCGGCCTCCACCTCCTCACGCGCCGCCGAGATTGGGCCAAGCCCACGCAACCGGCCCGGCACGTTCAAAAACTTGCAATGCACGATCTTGTCAGACGTGTAATCATGCCCAAGATAGGAATAGCGGAGTTTCGGAGAGGCGGGGTCGGTTCCATCGTCGCTCACGGTCACAAGCGACGGTGGCAGCACCTCGCACGACACCACATCGCCGGCGAACCGCACAAGACGCACGAAAGCGTTTCCATCCAAAACCATGCTTGCCACCATGTCCGCGAGAAAGTCACGGCGGCTCCGGTTCACGTCCGGCTGAAGCACGATGGACGAAACCGTATCGAGCTTCACACCACCCCTGATTTCATGGATAGGCAAACCCGTGATAGCGGTTTGCAGCACCTGCACGCCACGGAACACGGTGGATAGGCTCAACGGGTCGCAGTCAGCCAAGCGTGCCGGTGGTTTGATGCCGTCCGGCACGCCCGCGTCCGCGCCGCGCGTCAGCGCGCGGCCCGCCAGTCTCACACGCTCCCAAATGTTCATGCGGCCAAGTATCACCGCCAAGCGCCAAACCCGCCACAAGCGTGCCGCCCAACGCCGCATAGTGCCGCCATGCACCGCCAAACGCCAAACGGCTAGTAGATTTGCAGTGGCCCCGTTTCCTCCGGCCTGTGGGCTGCTCCCCAGGCGGCCAACATGCAGCTTTCCAACGGTGATGTAAGGCCGGTGCTTCCGCGTCGGCTCACGCGCCATGCGTCGCCGGCCCATTTGCGCGCCGAGTTCGCGGCGCTGGCGTCCAACTCAGCGTCGGCGGCGTGAGTAACCGCCTTATTCGCCAGACCGGCAACGAAACTCTGGCCGATCGTCAGATAGTCGGCCGCGTCCATGTCCACGAACCGCAACAACGGGTCGCCCGCGTCGTCGGTCATGTGGCGCAACCGGTCGGACAAATCGGCGGCGGTGCCGCGCGCGTCGATCACCACCGGAGCGCCGTACTTCGAGCACAAGCGGGTGAGTTCGGTCGGCGCGTACCCGGTGCCGTCCAATATTCTCAGCAATTGCACCGTTATGGTGCCGTCATTGTTGGCGATGCCAGCCGAAACGCTCGTGTGCGTCCCGTCCACGTCCACCGCGACTCCGAACACCACCGGCCTGCCGTCCAAACCGGTAGGGGCCACCGGTGCCGTTACCGTCGCCGCCCACAACGCCTCGTCTATCGCCCGGTCCGTTATGCCCTCGTCCCTGCGGTTGCCGAACGCGCGCGCCCAACCTGCCGGGTTTCCCTGGAACTGTTCTCGGAAGTCGACCAACTGCGCCTTGTCCCACAAGAGTCCGGCGGCTGGATGATAGCGCATGATGCTGTCCAGATTCTCAGGGTCTTCGTCGGCCGGCAAACCGAAGTCGAACCAACACGTTCGGCGCGACTGTTCGCCAGCCCTGCAAGCGTCAAGTCTACGGTTGAAAAACGTCGATTCCGCCGTTCCCTCGGTGCTGGTTATCCATAGCTGCGGCTGCACGCCGGTGGCCTTAAGCCTTGTCGCCATGGTCGGCATGAAGCCGTCCAAAATGGTGTTGCCGGTTTCCTCGGACAACGAAAACGCCTCGTCCAACGTGATTTTGTCGCCTTGGACGCCGTGCCCCGCAACCTTGGTCACGCTCTTTGGCATTATCACGCTGCCATTGGCGAACGGCTGGCGCAAGTCGCCCGCGCCGAGATACGGCCGTGTGGTTATTGTCGCAAGCGGCGAGCTGCCGAGCGTTTTCAGATATTTCTTGAAGTGGTCGCCCGCGTCCTTGCCCGTCTGCGCCAAATAATAGATAAAACGATCTGGTCCCCATTGCGAGTTGCGCGTGTCCACCGCGTCCACAAGCGTGCTTTTCCCACACTGTCGCGGTGTGCTCAATATAACCGTGTCATAGAAGTAAGTGCCTGTGTCCGGGTCTATCTCACCCGCCACGTCGGCCACCAACCGTTGCCATGGCAGCAGAGGCGTGCCAAGCAACCGGGCGAACTTGGCGACTATAGGCCCGTCGGTGCGGCGGTCCGGGTTTCGCTGGGTGCCGCCGCGCAATGGCGTCATGCCTGTGCCTCTTCCAGCAGACCGGCAAGAGCGGGGTCGATTTCCTGCGTTGACTGAAACTCGGTTTTCAATTCCTGGTACCACGCCAAGAGCTGGGCCATGACACGGCTCGTGTCGCGTCCTTTGACGTTCAGCGCGTCGAAATTGCGGGCAATGTTGATCATGGTCTTGCACACGTACTTGGCGTTAGGGTCCAGCTGCCTATCGCCCACGAAACTCTCTATAAGCTCCTTGGTGGCCCGTTCCTGCAAGCCCTCGTTGGGGCCGTAATAATCATTGAAACCGTCCAAGGTCATTTGCATTTTCCAACCTCCTTAATAGCTGGTTTTCATTGGTATTCCGCCGTTTTCCCGAATTTTTTTATCTGGTTCGAGAGAGTGAAAAAGTGGGCGCGGGGTCTTGGTCAGGGCCGATGGCTTAAAAACAGGCTCACCACTCCGGCCTTGACGCGACTGTGACGCGATCACTGCGAAGCCCCAAGCGTACGAGCATGGCGCGGCGTTCCCGCTGTCGTGCGTCCACTAACGCCTGTGAGATGTGCAAGCCGTACCATTGGCGCACCAACCGCTTGGCCTGCTCCGTCCCGGCCCGCTCCCACTCCACGCTGAAGCCGGGGTCTATCACCCGCACGTCATAATCCAGGGCTATCCACTCGTCCAACATGCGCGGATGCCTCTTGCTGCTTGGCGCGGTTCGAGCAAGCCACACATCGATAGGCTCCTGAGTTATGGCGAACTGGCGATAGGCAGCAGACCACGCCATAGCCACCGCCCGCCGCTGCGCCATGCTGGGCGACGCCGGTAGGCGCATGGCCTGAGCCAACGCCGACCACGACACAACAGGGTCGCCGTGCTGCCTGTGTGAGTCAATCCACTCCACTGCCTCACGGTCGCATGAACCGGGTGGCGTGATGATGATATGCAAGCGTGCGCCATAGCCATACAGCACGCGGTCTTGGCGACTGGCGTTGCAATGCTTGCACGCACGCCTGATGTTCGCAACGGTATCCATGCCGCCATGCGAGTAGGGCACTATATGGTCGTCTTCCTCGCCCACGCCGGTGCAACCGGGCAACCCGAGCCAACAAGCATTTCCCCACGTCTCGATCACCTTTGCCCTCACAAGAGGGTCGATGGTCTGCCTACGCGCCATGGCCCTGCCTCCGCTTCCTCGAAAGCACCCACATATCAAGGTCCGCCAGCTCGTACAAGCAAGGCGAGTTGAAAGCGTTGCCAGCCTTGAACCATGACGGCCCACTGTTCTCCTCCCTCATGCGCTCCATCGTGCGCGTCGAGACGCCCAAGTAGATGGCCGCTTGCCTGGTGGTCAGTTTCGAGCGCGGGTTCATAGCATGCCCACCCAAGACTTGAGCGATGTCAACAAATCGGCACGGTCGAACAGCTGCACTCCCGCGCGGAATTCGGGCTTTCGCAACACGCCCTTGCTGATAAGCTCCTGCAACACATGGTCGCCGGTCGGGTCGGCTTCCGGCGCGATCTTGTTCAGGCGAAGCAAGTTGATGACAAAGCAACGCCTAACCATATCGGTTCCGGTGGTGTCATACTCCAACTGTTCGATGTTCCACCTGATAGCGTTCTTGATGTCCTTAGTGCGCTGCGCTTTGCTCTTCGGCACCGCACGCTTGGCACGCTTCCTAGTCGGCCTGTAATCCACCGAATATCCCATAATCTGCCTCACTTCCTAAAGCTTGAGTCGGTCTGTCGAGTTGGTCTGTAGAAGATTGATTCCGAAGCCGCAAGGCTCCGTTTCCATGTCTCTCAAATTGGTGAACAGTTAGAGCGGGGAACCTCAAAGCGAAACAATGGAAACAGGCGAAGCCGCAAGGCTCCGCCGTCCAAAGTTCCGTAAGGTTCGCACTGCAAAGCAAACTCTCAAATCGGAGCCACAGCCGTCGCAATGGTCAGCGGCACAAGGCCGCGCGCAAGGTCACGGCCTGAGACCCGCCACGCATGGCGGCGAAGCACCCTGTTGCGCCCTCCCAATGCGCCCCAAGCCGTTCAGTGAACCCGCATGACAGACCCCGCTGCCGTCGTAACCACCGGCCCACAGCCGGTGTGTTTGTAACGCGCTGGGCAAGGCGCGGTAGGGTACTTTCAAAACACGCTGGGACTCACCTACGGTCGCAATCCGTCAAAGCGCATGAAATTATCGGAAAGAACGAGAACGATCACGCCTGCCTGTATCTTCGCTTCACCGCATCGTCACGCGCCAACGAGTCAGTCACGCACGAACGCAACTGCTCCACCTGCGGACGGGTCAACACAACCGCCGCGCGGACATCCCCGGAATCGAACGACACACGGAAGATACCCGGATATGCCTCGTAGTTATCCACGAAGACCCTAGTAGCCGTACCCATCACGCACCTCGCCTTCGTCGGTTATCGCCATTTGCACTTCGTCGGGTATGGACTTGATACAGCACACCAGCGCGTAGCCGTCGTACTCGGGTATCTTGCCGGTGGTCGGTACGATGGACGGTTGGTCTTCGTCGTCGGTGAAGCACCTCACGGTGCCGCACGTCCACTTCACGCCGCCCTTCATGTTCACCAACCGCAACACCACCAGATCACCCGGCGCAACTGTGCCGGGTTCCGTGGTGATCTCGAAACGAACGCTCATTTCACTGCTCCTCGATTCATGGATGGATGGTTAGGCTCCTTCCTCCGCAGCGATAGGCTGGAAACTGCAACACAAACAAGCCGTCGGAAACAACGAAGGAAGGAAGAATAAATGGACGCGGACCTGACATGGTTCGAGCTACTGAGGAACGCCATCGACGCACTGAAAGCCAACGCGCCAGTGGCGAGCGTGGTTATCGCCGTGCTGGCGTTCCTTGTATCGTTGGCCACATACCGTCGCGCATGGCGGTGGCGTTCCGAGGCCGAACCCGCCTTCGTGCAGGTGCAAGGCGACATGCTCCTGTTTCCCGAGTTCAAACGCGCCGGCGTTGACCCGGTTTTCATCGGATGGCTGGCCAACTGCGGGGATGGACGGGCATTCAACGTCAAAGCCATTGGCATAAACTGCGATGCCGAGGTGTGGGACTGCCGGCAGATAGGCGAAACGGTGCTGGGCGAACAAACCAAATGGATCATGACCAACACCGGTCGAATAGTCGAGTTGACCAACGAAACAATGCGATTCTGGGTCACCATCACACCGCCCCGCGATCCGAGTCGCGACATTGAACCCGACCTGACGAAACTAGAGCTTGGAGTGCATTGGGTATCCTCTCCAACTCGTCTTCGCCGGTGTCGATATAGGCAGTTCCCGATCTTGGGAGTAGAACCATGGAAGTGCGGACCCTTGGAACGACTGCGGAGATGGCATAGGGACAGGAAGGGTCATCGCAGGTTCCATGAACTCGACAGAAAACGGGCTTCAGAACAGAGAAAGATTCTGTCCTAGGAACAATCCGATACGTGCCGTCCGAGAACACCTGTACAGCGTCGTCGGACTGCACGATACCGTCCGAATCCTTGCATCGCCTGCCTTTATAGGAACCGACACCCATGCTGGCAAAAATGCCCTCATTGGCCTCGTACTGTTCAACCACATCATGGTCATAGGGAATACCAAGCCGCTTGCGGTTAACCTCGACCGAATAGACGGACACCCTCAACGAGTGACGAGCCTTGCCCTTCGCTTCCTCTGCGATCGTCCAAGCGTGCCGCGACACCAAGAGCGAAGCAACAGAAATGGCAAATGCCAACGACGACAAAACAAGATGCCAATCCATCACTTCACCACCAAAGGGGCGCGGCCAAGGAGCACATCGGTGCTGACATGCAAGAGTTCGGCAAGCTCGTTTATCTCATTCACGCTGAAAGCGATTCGGCCAGTGCATTTCTGGGATACCGTCGAGCGCGAACAGCCCAACGCATGGGCAACGTCTTTCTGAGTGAGGCCGTAGTAGCCCATAAGTCGCCTGACATACTTACCTGTTGTCAGTTTGTCTGTTTCATGTTTAGTCACACAAACATAAATACATGTAAAATGGCGTAGTGTCAAAAACGATAGTCAAGCTAGCGTGTCACCGTGTTTGTTTTGCTAAACTTACGTGATATGACAGCAACAATGGTTAGCCCGTCAATAACCGAATCGGGCAAGAAAAAGGTCGGCATTCAAGACATCGTGACTCGCAACATGAAGGTTGCCATGGCACTGCATGACGTGAATCAACAGAAGCTGGCGGATGCGCTTGGGGTCAGCAGGTCGTCTATATCGCAAAAGATGACGCACCGTGTCGTTTGGAGTCTTGAGGATATAGAAAAAGCCTCGGAACTCTTTCAGGTGAGTCCCGAGGCGTTGGTAGCGGGGCATGGATTTGAACCATGGACCTCTGGGTTATGA